GACTCAGCGAGCCTCCCCTCCAAAAGTATTGCACTTTTGTTAGTCTTCCTCAGCCAACTGTTTGAAAAAGTCTAGGCTGTCATCAGAGGACTCATCACTCCAAGACACTTCTTCTTCTTTTGCCTTGGGTGCAGGAGCTTGACGAGACACACTTGGTGCTTCCATAATATTATCCTCGTCAACCTCAGAAGCAGTAGAAGATACTGCTGTTGCTCCAAGAACACGGTTGAGTCGAGTTTGCAACTCAGCAAATGTCTTGAAGTTCTTTGGATCCACAAACTCCTGGAGAGAGTATTGTGAAGACCAAATCTTTTCGAGTTCGTCATCATCTTCAGAGAGAGCAGATACACTATCGAACTCGGACTTATCGTAGTTGCGATAACCTTCAACGTTACGAATCTTCATTTTGAAGTTAGCACCTTCCCAGAAATCAAATGGGTTGACTGGTGATTCATCTTCAAACTCAGGCGACATCATATCGTTAATCTTATCAAAGATTTTCTTGCCAAACTTATAGAGACGAACAGTACCATCGTTCTCAGGATGAGCAGGGTCTTTAACAACATAAATGTTAGCGATATAGTTTAGACGCCGTTTCTGTTTACGAGCCTGTTCCTTACCAGCTTCGTCACCACGATTCCAAAGCATTGAGTTATACTCACCCACTGGATCTTTCTCGTTAAGAGTAGTGAGGGAGTTCTCAATGTACCAGCCACCTGGACCTTGAAAACCATGTGAGAATAGACGAACCCATGGAAGGTCTTCACCCTTTGGTGAAGGAAGAAAGCGAATTACGGCATAACCGTTACCAGCTTTATCGACTTCTGGTTGCCAGAACCGAGCATCAGCTCCACCACTTTGATTACCAGATTGAAGTTTAGTTGACTCCGCTACGATTTTATCATAAGCAGATTTAGAAGACCGCTTGAGGTCAGCAAAAGATGTAGTCATATTTTTATATTCCTTATATTCGATGTATATTTTATATTTCGGTTTGTCCACATTAACTCATAATCACTATATTAAACATACTATACTTAGTCTTAAATGTCAATCTTTTTTTCCTCTTTCTTTCAAAATATTATAAAAAAATGTTTCATTGTTTGGTAAGTTAAGTCGAACTTCAAGGTCTTTAACACGCTCTCGGAGTTCTCTCAACTCCCCAACATAGCTTTCAACTTCATTATTCACAATAACTTCCTGTTGCTACTGGGGATACTGTCAAGTCATCATTTACTTGTTTAAAGTAAACGGTATCACCAACTTGCAATGGAAACATGGGACCTATAAAGGCTCTACTTTCATCCGACGCTGGATTTACAGATACGGTATGACAACCAACAAATTCATAGTTAACTTCACCCTTCTTATACACAGGAGTGAATCCACAAGCACTCAGCATAGCAATCGCAAATGCTGAAATAATAATTTTCATAGTAATATTTCCTTCGTTATCTTTTTACATTTATCAAGGTCATATTGAATAAACGACCTATACTTATATATGAGACGTTTCTTTTCATCCCAAATAATATCATCTAACTTTGCGTTCCAATATCGAGTGAACCGAAGAATGTCATCAAGGATAATTACAGTTTCCAAACTAATCTTATTCTGTAGAAGCAATCGAAGAAGAATAGGGTGATTGCCATCTTCTACCAATACAAGTTGATTGCATGATATATCATTCGAAAGGCAGTAATCATAAAGTAGAGATAGCTCATTACTATAATTATAACTAATAGACTCTTTATTTTTTCGCCAAGTTGCATAGTTATCTTCGCTTTCTTGAGACACTAGACTTCCAATCCAGTTGTCTCCATTAATAATAAAGTTACTGACAAAGAACTCAACCAGTTCATCTTTGCTATACTTCTTTTGGAGCTTTCGAAAGAAGAACTTATCTTTTCTTTTTAAAAACGATTCAATTTTAGCTTTGACCTTACCATTGTATTTGAAATAATCGTAGCTACTCGTGAAGTGTTGCTTCAGAGCAAGGTAAGTCTTATACGCATCGAACCCTTCATTCACATCATACATAATCATACTGGCAGACTGTTAATCTTTTCCTTCATCATATTGAGTTTGCTTGCTTCGTAAGCAATGGTGTCTTTAATTTTAGAGTTGATCAGTTTTGCCGCCGTTTCAACCTCAATTTCATTTTTCTCGCAATACCATACGATTGCATCCATATATGATATTTTAAGTTCGTTTGATATTTCTTCAATTTTAATTGAGAACGATTTTGTATCGAGCATTATTTTTCCCATCTATAGAATATGTGACTGTCAATTTTAGTTGTACGTGTTTTCGTTGCTGCCCATGCTGGCTTAACATAGTCTGCATGATAGTGAGTTGCACCATCTGTAATATCTACTACAAACTGTGTCATAATGATATCTGCAAGTTTAGTAATTTCCATAAACGTATCAAAGTCTTTTACAGTATCAGATAAACCATCACAATACCAACTGAACTGGCAGCGGTGTTTAATTGGATATTCTTTTGTTTTATCTACCCAAGAGACTCGTGTTGGACCTTCCATTACAACTTCGCATATTGTGTTTGGATATCGATGGTCATTCACACGATTGATTGTGACAAGAGCAACTGCCATTTGACCAGCAATAGATTGATTTCTTGCTTCATGATAGATATTCATGGCAAGACAAATCAACTCTGGGTCGGGTTTTTCTTCTACTACAACAACAGGTTCCGGCTCGGGTTGCACTTCTTCGACAATCGGAACAGCCTCTTTATTCTCTGCCTTTGCTAAAATATGATTCGTACCAAAAGCAGCAACTCCGAACACAATCGGAACAACAAATAAGAGCGTTTTCATTCACTTTCCTTCTCACTGTATAACTCATTATATAATAGAAATGTAAATATGTCAACCTTTATTTTGCGATTGCTGATAAAGGATTTGTTAGTGCTTTGTTAATCTTACTATCAACTTCTTTGCGGAACTCTCGAATATCTTTATCCATTTCTCGTTGCGCTTGTTTTGTCTCTCGTTCAACTTGATTAACAACTTTATCCATTTGACGGATATCGCTCTTGAGGTCATTCTTAATGTCACGAGTATAATCCGATGCTTCAACAACAGAGTTCTTAATTGTATTAACTTCTGTCTTTACGGATTCCATTTCTTTTGTCATAAGATCAATGCGTTTATCAAACCCAGACAGGTCAGGTGCTGTATATTCCTGAATCGCTTCTTTCATATCCATATAATCTTTATAAAACTCAAATCCACCCCACAGACCACCACCAAGCGTACCGAGTAAAGGTATTAGTAGCAGTAGTTTGCCACCACGAATAGTAGCACCACCAATTTCTATTTCCGACATTTCTATCTCCCGTATTGTGAACTGATTAAGTCATTCATCATTTCACTTTGGGCACCTTCGAATAATGAAGCAGCGGGATCAATCAACTGTGGTTCGTTGTATATAACGTCTGATTGATACCATGTAGAATTATCTGTTAGACTTACTGTATCTTTATAATTTGCACCAATAGCATTCATTAGCGCAAGTTGTGTTGCCTGAGACGCAGGACTATTATCCATTTTCTGAATAATTGCTGTAACAATCTTAGTAGCAATCTTTTGTTTTGTCTCTTTTTTATCGTCTTTATCTTTTGATTCGGACTTGTTATCTCCATCATTCTTACTATCGCCATTCCCGTCATTTTCAGTCTCGCTTTCCTGTGTGTTTTCCTGTGTGTTTTCCTGTGTGTTTTCAGATTCGCTTGACGCTTCTGGCTCACTTGACGCTTCTGGTTCTGGTGCTGCTTCTGCAACCTCTACCTGCGCTTCGACTTGTGCTTCGACTTGTGCTTCAATCTGAGCCTCGACTTGCTCTACCTGCGCTTCAACTTGAACTTCCTGTACGCTTGGTGCAGGCATATCCATCTGTGGTGTTTCAATACGAATCTCTGGTATGTCAACCGATGTTGTGACTGATACTTCTGGAGAACCACCGCCTGAATCTGTGTTGACCTCTACGCTAAACGACTCAATCTCTGCTCCCATTGAATCTGTAACATTCACTTCGAATGTATCAGTAGGTGCTGCTGTATCGGCTGCAATATCAACTGCAACATTAACAGCATCCTGTATCGAATCAAGAACAGCCTGTGTTGTATATGTTAGATTTAAAAACGCATTATCCAATGCAGGACCATAAGTTCCTGCTGTATATCCGCTATCGATTCCAAAAAACTCTAGTGTTGCAAGGGCAGATGTGTAATTATTTTCAGGTATCGTTTGAGAGAAGTCATATGTTGACGTGTCCCATCCTGTCCATGTAATCTCTTCATATTCATGTTCAAATTTATGAAGTTGATTACCAGAAGCATCATTAATTGTTAACGTAATACTAAACGTGTCTCGACAATCGCCGTTTGTAGCAGAACACGAAGGAACATATGCGTTTGATGAATTGCTGAAAATGTCACCACCATATTCGATATCAAATCCAGCGTTAACTTGAT